CGAGCGCATCCATTGGGCGCTATAGGGGACAGGCGAATGAGCAAATCAGTCAGGAAGCCGAAGCCTCCGTTCGAGGCGGAGAGACTGTATCAGATCCGTCTCAATCGGACGGTTCTGTATAACGGCGTGCGTCTTCGGCCATTTGACATCCATCGGGTCAAGGGCAAGATCGCGAACGCCATTCGCGACGCCATCACGCAAGCGGAAGCCGTCGACTGACATGTCGATCCGCTACGACGTCTACCGGGTCAAGCGCGGCGACAATCTCGGCGACCCGGAATTCTGGAACGTTCGGTTTCAGGAGCTTGATCTGCGCCTGCATGCGCGCGAGCTCGACGGGCAGAAGATTGATACCGCAGTCGACCAGATCACCGCGGTGGCGCTGGAGCGTATCAATACCACGTTCCTCAACTTTCTGGCGGACACCACCAACCGGATGAGCGAAATCGAGGCGCAGTTCGACACCATGCAGGCTGAAATCGCCTCGTCCGTGCAGGCCGTCCAGGCGCTTGCCGATCAGGTCGACGATCTCGTTCAAGGCATTATCGACGACGGGACCTTCTAACATGCCGGCCCGGATCAAACTCTTGCGCTCGGCGACTCCGGGCGCGGTCCCCGCGTCGCTCGAGAGCGGCCAGATCGCGATCAACGAAGCCGACGGCAAGCTGTTCTGGCGGCGGGCCGACGGCGCTATCATTGCGCTTGATCTCAATATTGCGGCTCAGGTCGACCAGGCGATCGCTGAACTCGTGAACAGCGCACCGGCCGCGCTCGATACCTTGCAAGAACTGGCGGCGGCGCTCGGCAACGATTCGAATTTCGCAAGCACCATCACCAATGCGCTGGCCGGCAAGGTGCCGGCAACGCGAACCATTTCCGCATCCGGCCTCGCAACGGGCGGCGGTAGTCTTGCCGACGATCGTGCGATCAACGTGCCGGCGGCGTCACAAGCCGAGGCGGAGGCTGGCACCGACAATTCCAAGGCGATGACGCCACTGCGGGTCGCGCAGGCCGTGGCCGCCTTCGTACCCGATGGCGTTCCGCCGGTACGACAAATCCAGGCGTCGGGACTTGCAACGGGCGGTGGCGATCTTTCCGTTGACCGCACGATCAATGTGCCGGCGGCCTCCCAGGCCGAGGCTGAAGCTGGCGCCGACAATGCCAAGGCGATGACAGCCTTGCGCACTGCGCAGGCGATCGTAGCGCAAGGCAATGCCAAGTATCAGCCGATTCCGGCGTCATCATCCTACCCCGTCGGCACCCTGATCCTGGCTTTAAAGAATAATTCCGGCGGCGTGAACGATGGCGCGTCCATTGCCGGGTCGAATTTGCGGCGCGCTGTGTTCGGGTACGACAACAGCACCGGCGCGTTTGCGATGGACACTGGGGCCGGCAACCTACCGGGAACCTGGATGAACGTGTCGGGCCATCAGATCAGCCAGTTGACGGTAGGCCAAAGCCGCGGCGCTGGATATTTCGTGAGGACGGCATGAATACCAGCATTAGCAATCTTCGCTATGCCGATCCGGACGCCGTGCTGATCGATATGGACGTCACCCGCGACGACGAAACCTTCCCGTTCACCTATGCGCCGGACGACAACGCCCCGTTTTCGAATGAGGTGCGTGCACTGTTGCAAACCGGCAGTTATGCAATCGAGGCCTATGCGGAGCCCGTGCCGGATGCTGCAGCCTTGCGCGCCTATGCAGCAGTGACGCGCTGGCGCAAGGAAATCGCCGGTATCTCAGTCGGCGGCCTCAATGTCGCGACCGACGATCGCTCCAAGGCATTGATCCAGGGTGCCTATCTGCAGGCGCAACGCGATCCGGCTTTTACCGCACAATGGAAAACCGCTGCGGGCGCCTTCGCCACCATCGGCGCTGCCCAGATCGAAGCGGTGGCGCTCGCCGTCGCAGCCCATATTCAAGTCTGTTTCGGGAAGGAGGCTGAAGTCGTCCAAGCTATCGACAATCACGTCATCGACAGCTTTGCGCAGATCGACGCAGCCTTCGATGCGCTGACCTAAGCAGCGCGCCACGACCGGTGCGCGCAAGCGTTGTCAAGGCCGATGGCAGCTGACGCCTTCTTGGATCGGCGGGCATGGAACGTCGCCGTAGGAACAGAAAACGCAACAGTCGCCTGTTAGTGGCTTCAACCGCTCACCACACCCTTTGCAATCATAGAAAAACTGGCAGGCGTCGATGGGCATTCGCTCCACGGATTTGTGACCGCATTTCGGACAGGTGATCGTCGATTCTGAAATCATGGCTTTGATCCTCCAGTTCAATATACCCCAATCGTTTGTGTCAACCCCGCGACAATTAGGACCAAACCTAAGGCCCGCAAAATGCTGTCCGTGTGCCACCGGATTACCAAAGTGGTGCACCCTTGCGAGATGCTGAGCGCGAGGTCGTGAAGGGTCGGCGGCACGATGATCGATAATAAAGCGCGAATTCGCGCGCAAACATGCACCACAAAGGGTCGCGGCGCGCGGCCCTTTTCTTTTCCAGCCTTTGCAGCGGAGCTAACTTGATGTCCTCTCCCACCTTCGGCATTTCGATCACGCGGGTCGATAACCAGCCGCGGCCCGCGATCGTCAGCGATATGTCCGTGGTCGGTCTTGTCGGCACCGCGCCGCAGGCCAACGCAGAAGTGTTTCCGATCAATACGCCGGTCGTCCTCTACAGCGATGACACAGCAAAACTGACCGCACTCGGTCTGACCGGAACGCTACCGGACGCGATCGAGGGCATCAATGCGCAGCTCGGCGAATTCCAGGTCGCGGCCCTGGTGGTGATCGTGCGAATCGAACAGGGCTCCGATATCTGGGCCACCATCGCCAATGCGATCGGATCGTCCGCCCAGAAAACTGGCATCTGGGCCTTCACTCTGGCGGGTCCGGTGCTGGGCGTGATCCCCCGCCTGATCGCAGTGCCTGGGCTGACCTCTCAGCAATATCAGGGCTTAGGCTCCCTTGTGCTCGGCACGCAAGGGACAAATCTGACCGAGGACCCGGCCGTCGAATTTTCAGGCGGCGGCAACGATGCGGGCAAGATCCTGCCAGAAGCCCATGCCGTGCTCGGCGAAGGCGATAATGCCGGCAAGGTGGTGTCACTCATCGTTGATAATCCAGGCGCCCATCTCTCCGGATTGCTCACGGTGTCGTTTTCGGGCGGCGGCGACGATCCGGACAAGGAGCTTCCGACCGCAACCGCGACCGTCGAGATCCTTGCCAATCCGGTCTGTGCCGCACTCACGCCGGTGCTCGAAAAGCTTCTTGCGGTGGCCGTGGTGGACGGCCAGGCAACGACGCAGCAGGCCTATACCGATTGGCGCGAGACCATGCAGAGCCATCGGCTGATCCCGGTTGAGACCGCGGTGAAGGTCGGGGTCAACGCCGTGGTAAAGCCTGCCTCGCCCCGGGTGATCGGCATTGCGGTTCGCCGCGATCACGAATTCGGCGGCCGGCCGTTTCATTCCTGGGCGAACCAGCCGGTGCAGGGCGTCGTCGGTCCGAATCGCCCGATCGAGTTCTCGCTTACTGATGGCGCCACCGAAGGCCAGGTTCTGCTCTCGCAAAATGCCGGCATCGTGGTGCGCGGCGAAATGGGGGTTGAGACCGCAATCGCCTCAGGCGGCTTTGTCTATATCGGCACCGACAATTGCTCCGAAGACCCGCTTTGGCAGTTCTACCATATCGTGCGCGGCCGCGATTTCATCCACCTGATGTTCCTGCGCACGCTTCGCGGTTTTCTTGGCCGGCGCAACATCGATTACGGCACCGTGCAGGACGTGCTCGACACCATGCGTTTCGCGCTGCGCGATCTCAAGGCTGACGGCGATATCATCGACTACAAGGTCGGCTTTACCCGCGACCAGAATTCGCCGGAGCAATTGCGGCTTGGCAAGTTCACCGTGGACTTCGCCGCCGAAGAGCCTCCCGTGCTGCGTCATCTTGGTATCCGCTCGGCGCGCTACCGCGCCGCCCTGGACGTCCTCCTCGACGACCTCCTCTCGCAGATCGACCTGGCCGCGTGATGTGGTTTTCCAATTCTTGCCGGTATAGGAGCACGACGTGAGCACGCTCTATGTCCTCGAAGCCACCAATCTGTTCTGCGGCGATCACGACCCAAAGAACTCCAAGCATCTGACCCTGCAGGAGCTGAAGCTCCCGAGCCTGGAAGCCGAGTATCAGGACCATATGCCGGGCGGCTCCAAGGTCGGCATCGAAATCGAGGTCGGCATCAAGAAGCTCGAACCGACCTTCAAGCTGGTCGGCTTCGATCCGGAATTGCTGACCCAATTCGGGCTCGGCTCGCGGATCAAGCACATCTACACGGCCTATGGCGAAATCCGCGATCGCCGCACCGGTGCCTCGATCGAGCTTCGCGCCGTGATGGAGGCTCGTCTCGGCAAGATCGAAAGCGATGCTTTCAAGCGGGGCGACCTGATGGCGACGGATTATGCCCTGCACGAGGTCACCCATTATGAGGTGTATTTCAACAACCAAGAAAAATGGTTCTGGGATTTCTGGTCGAGCACGCTGCGCATCAACGGTTCGGATGAAGGCCAGACCACGAACACAATCCTTCGTATTCCGCGCGCCGCAACCGCCGAGCGATAAGGGGAGAAACCGTTCATGACTGCGAAAGCGCAAGTCCCGCAGCCGGCACCGCAGGCCGCGGCCTACAAGCTCCTGTTCCCCGTCATCTATAAAGACGCTGCCGGCAATGAGGTCACGGTCATGGAATTGAAGCTGCGCCGACCGAAAGCGAAAGACATGCGGCTTCTGGAGCGGGTGCAGAACGACGGCGGCGGCGACATTGCCGCGTCCCTCGCTCTCCTGGCCGCCATCAACGGCCTGCCTGAGACCGCCATCGACGAACTCGACGCCGAGGACGTCATGGAACTCTCCGGAGTGCTGCTCGGTTTTTTGCCGGAGAAGCTTCGCCGCAAGGATGGCGAAGCGTCATAGCCGAAACGGCGCATATTCTCGCAACCCCGATCACAAACCTGCTCGATATGGACTGGGCCGAGGTCTGCGCCTGGCACGAAGAAGCGGCGCGGATCGCCAAGGCCAATATAAGTCGATAGCCCCCAATGCCTGATGTGACCTCGCGCCTGATCGTCCGTCTGATCGACGGCGTGTCCGGACCAGCGCGGGCCGCAGCGCGGTCCCTTGCCGCTTTGCAAACGGCCGGCCGCGCCACCGTCGCGCTAGGCACCGCAAGGCAGATCGCGGCAAACGCACAGGCGCTTCAACGCCATACTCAGACGATGGCGACCGCAGTGTCGGCGCCGATGGCGATTATCGGCGCGATCGGGGCAAAAACCGCCTTCGAATTCGAGAAGGCCGGCAACATGCTGGAGGCACTTGGTGAAGCCACCGCCGCCCAGCGGCAGGAATTCGAGAAGATCGCCAACTTCTTGAACGCCAAATACCCGCAGAGCGCCACCGAGATCATCCGCACCGGCACCGAGCTTCTGAAGGCCGGCCTCGAGTGGAAGCAGATGCTCGGCGCGATGGATTCGACGCTCGCGACCGCGATCCTGGGCGACATGAAGCCATCGGAGGTGGCGACGATCATCGCGGCATCGCTGAACGCCTTCCAAATGCCGAGGGAAACCCTCGAACAGGCGGGACGCTCGACCACGACCGTGGCCGATCGGATTTCATACGCTGCAGTGAAAACTACGGCTTCGCTGCGCGATATGGGCGAAATGTTCAAATACGTGGCGGGCGCGGCGGGCGCGACGGGAAGCACTATCGACGACGTGACGGCCATCGCCATGGCCTTCGCGCAGAACAAGGTCGTGGGTTCTGAAGCAGGCGTCGCGCTGCGCTCAGCGATCGTGCGCATGGTCCGAATGCCGAAGGGCGGGCTTGCCGCCTTGCAGCGCGCTGGACTCAACTTGAACGACTACATCCAGGGCAAGCAGCAAATCACCTCCAACCGGATCATCTCCGGCCTTCTGGCCGGCGGCATCGATGCAGCACCGCTCAAGGCGCAGATCGACGCCCTGGTCGACGACCCGGCATTGCAGAACGCGCCGCTCAAGCTTGCTGCCAAGGTTCAGGCGCTGCTGCAGGAGCACATGAAGTCGACCGGCTCGGCGTTGGACGCAGGCGTCATCGCGGAAAACGTGCAGGACAGCATCATTGCAGCCGGAACCAAAATCGATCTCCTTCGATTCTTCACCGACCTGAAAAAGAAGATGGCGGAAGGCACCGCCACCATGGGCGACATTTCGCAGATCTTTGAGGGCCGCCATTTCGCGCGCATGCAGGCGGTGCTTGCGGCGGACCTCGACAAGATCAAGGCCGATATCGTGCGCAACGCCGAAGGCTTCACTGCGGAACGCTACAAGATTGCTATCAAGGGCATTGTCGGCCCAGTCTATGAATTGACAGCGGCGCTCGAAGGCTTGGCGGTGGCGCTGGGAAAGGTGGTGTTTCCAAGCCTGATCACATTCATCAATCAACTGACGAATGCGCTGAAAAGCCTGTCCGAGACCAGCCCCGAGACCCTGAAATGGCTCACCTATATTGGCGCGGGTCTTGCCGTGCTTGCGCCGCTCGGCTTTGCACTCGGCGGTCTCGTGGCAGGCTTTGCAGCAGCCGCGGCCGCCGTGAAGCTGCTCATCGGCGCTTTCATTCTGCTCGGCGGATGGGCCGCGGCCATCGTCATCGGCCTCGCAGCGCTGAGCTATGCGATCTACGCCAATTGGGATGCCTTCAAGCGATGGGCGGAAAACAGCATCGATGGGCTTCGTAGGTTTAATGCCGCCCTGATTGTGTTCGAGGACGGCGTCAAGGCCAAGATTGCGGAAGTCACCTCGTGGCTTTCCGGCCTCGGCGGCAATATTGCCTCCGCGATCCGGCAGGGCACAGCAGACCTGTTCTCCATCGGCGCTCAGATGCTGCAACAACTGTGGGACGGCATGAAATCGAAACTGTCCGAGATGCTCGGATGGGCATCCGGCATCGGCGCACGGATCAAAGGCGCGCTCACCGGCAGCGCGGTGACCGGCCAAAGCGTGGGCGGAGAGACGCCGACGCCGCGCGCGCTTGGCGGCAATGTCAGCAAGGGCCGCGCCTATGTGGTGGGTGAGCGCAGGCGCGAACTGTTCTTCCCCGGCGTATCGGGCACGGTCCATCCGACCACGCAACTCGGCGGAGGCGGCGTCTCGCTCTCCTTCAGCCCGGTTTTCAACATCGACGGCGCGCAGGACGCGCAAGCGGTCGCTCAGGAAACCTATCGCCTGTTCGAAGCTCGCGTTCGCGAGCTATTCCGCGGCCTGCAGGCCGATGCCGGCCTGCGGTTCGCGTAAAAATCGATCATGCTGGCGCAGCTCGGTTCGGTCCAGATGGAGGTCTGGCCGCTCAACCTCACCGAAACCTCGCTCGATAGCGAAGCGACCTTCGCCGAAAAGTCGGTCATGGGCCGCCGTCCGCCGCTCGAATTCATAGGGCCCGGCGCGGAAACCCGGACCCTCAAATGCAAACTCTTTCCCGGGAAGTTCGGCGGACTGTCGTCTCTGCAACGCCTGCAATCGCAACAGGCCTCCGGCCTGCCGATGCCGTTCATGCGCGGCGACGGTACCGCACTCGGCTGGTTCGTGATCGAGAAAATCAGCGAACGCGCCAGCTATCTCGACCGCCACGGGGTCGGCCAGGTGATCGAGCTCGATATCATGGTGAAGCGTTCCGACCCACCGCGCGGCGGGTCGATCTTCTCGATCATCGGCGGTCTGGGATAGCCACGCATGAGCGAAATCGCCCGCGAAACCTTCACGGTCCGGTCCAACGGCATGTCGGTCGACCTGATCCTCTGGCAACGGTTCCGCCGTCCGATGCCGGGACTGCTCGAACGCATCATCGCGCTCCCCGAAAACCAGCACCTCGAGCATTGCGGTTTTATGCTGCCGTTGGGCGTAGCCGTAACCATCCCGATCGAACCGCCGCCGCGTGAGCAGGAACTGCCGGTGATCTCACTGTGGGACTGACACGTCCAAGAGACTGAGATGTCAAAGAGACTGATATGGCCAAGCGCGCCTTTTACCGGATCATGGTGTCAGGGCAGGACATCTCCTCGCGCTTCAATCCGCTTCTGATCGACATTCGCATCAGCGATCGCGAAGGCACCCATTCGGACACTGCCTCGATTCGCCTCGACGACCGCGACGGCCGCATCGCGCTGCCACGAACCGGCGCGCCTATCGCAATCATGCTCGGCTGGGAAGGCGCAGGTGCTGCTTCAGTGTTCATCGGCACCGTGGATGAGGTCAAATCAAGCGGCTCGCGCGGCGGCGGCCGCGAACTCACGATCAGCGCCAAGGGCGTGGATACCGAGGGCACCTGCAAGCAGCCGCAGCAGAAGCACATGGACAACAAGACGGTGAAGGAGGCTCTGGAACAGGCCGGCCGCACCGCCGGTATCAACGCCATCAAGGTCGATCCGTCGTTTGCCAGTCAGCGCCGTGACTGGTGGGGGTTGAACGACGAAAGCTTTCTGCATTTCGGCGAGCGCTTAGCGCGGGAGCTCGGCGGCATCTTCAAGGTGCGCGGCACCGAGGCAATTCTCGCCGCCAAGGGCGCCGGCTCGGCAACCGGGCTCGCCATGGGCAGCGTCACCGGGCGCTACGGCGACAACCTCATGTCATGGGACATCAGTCCGACGATGGGACGGCCGCGGCATCGGCGCGCGCGGGCTCGCTGGTACGACCAAAAAGCGGCCAAGTGGCAGGACGTCGAGGTCGACATCCAGGACCAGGGCGCCCGCGCGACTATGGGCGACCGTTTCTCGCGGGCGGATCGCACCGAAGCGCAGGGCTCGGCCAATAACGGCGCGAAGGATTCAGAACGCGAGAAGGGTGGCGGCTCGGCCACGATCGACGGCAACGCCGCGGCCAAGCCGGGCGGCGTGTTCATGCTTTCAGGCACACGCCCCGGCATCGACGGCGCCTATCGAATCGAGGGGGTCGAGCACTCCTATTCCCGGGCGGGCTGGACGACCAAGCTCGATCTGAAGCAACCGCAAGCCGGCTGATCGGGCGGCCGATCACGGACGCTTCGTGACAAAGACTCGCCGACCCCATCTCTGAGGGCGGTACGAGATCTGTCGCCCGAGTGTCGAAGCGGCGCAACACTCAACCAACCGTCCCACATCAAGAGGTCTTTTCATGCTGCGAGCAGCCTTGCTCGCGTGCGCGATGGCGTGCGCGGCCGAGCCGGCCTTTGCGTTCTTTCACGGGCCCTGGAACGTTCACGAGCAAAACGTAAACATCATCAGGACCTATATGCGCCCGGGCGGCGAAGCGTCGCCCTCGCCCAAGCTGCGCCGTGTGATCGCCGACCTACGCCGGAAATACGGCAAGACCGCCGTTCGCAATGTCGGCGGCGCCCGCCGCGGCAACGTCGCCGGCACGAATATGCCGTCATGCCACAATGGCGGCCACGCCTTCGACGCGCATTTCTCGGCCGCGGCGCGCCGCGCGGTGATGGCGGACAAAAGCCTCGGCGTCATCACTTATTCCGGTCGCATGACCCACGTCCACGTTTCGGATTGCGCACGCGAGCGCGGGCTGCGCGCACACAAGCGCAACTGACACCGACCTGCTCGCGTGGCCGACAGCGCAATCGTCGGCGCTTAGCTTCGAGTCTGGCCTTTCACGAACTGCAGTCAACGGAGACCCCGGATGGACCTTCAATGGTGGATTACTGTCATCGGCGTTCCACTCGTCGGGGCGCTGTTCTGGCTTCGTGTCCACGACCGGGAGGCCATCGACAAGGGCCTTCGCGAAATCAAAGACGACTTCGCCAACTATAAGCTTCTCGTTGCCACGAGCTTCGTCACGGCAACCAGCATGAAGGACCTCGAGGTCCGGATCATGAGCCACCTCGACAAGATCGAGAAGAAAATCGATCGCGTGATCGAACAGGGTCATCCGCCCGGCGACTAGGCACGGGTCCACATCGAGCACTTTCCATCTCGGCCGCCCCAAAGGCGGCCGTTTCGATTCTGGGGCACCACAATGACGAAATCCACCTACGACGAAGCCTTGCGCCGCCTGCTCGTTCACGAAGGCGGCTACACCAACCATCCGTCCGACCCCGGCGGGCCCACGAATTTCGGCATCACCATTCAAGACTACCGCAAATACGTGAAGCCAAACGCCACGGCCGCCGACGTGCGCACGATGAAGCTCGACGAGGCCAAGGTCATCTATCGCACGAAATATTGGGATGCTCTGTGCTGTGACGAACTTCCCGCGGGCGTCGATTATTCCGTCTTCGATTACGGCGTAAATTCAGGGATCGGTCGCTCGGGCCGCGTGCTGCGCCGCGTCGTCGGACTGCCCGACACAACGCATGTCGTGACGGACGATGCCCTACGCGCAGTCACCGGGCGCAATCCAAAAGCTCTGGTGACCGCAATCAATGGCGAGCGGCTCCGTTTCCTGAAGAGCCTCAAGACCTGGCCGGTCTTCGGCGCCGGCTGGGGCCGCCGCGTTGCCGAGGTCAGAGCTTTCTCGCTCGAACTGGCCGAGCGCCCCGTCATCACGTCAAGCCCACGTCCTGCGCCCGTTGAGGCCGCGCCGGCGAAGGGCGTAGTGCCGCTCCCGAAAGGCCTGCAGAAGGCCACGACCGCCACCCCCGTTGCAGCAGGTGGCGCGACTGCAGCAGCGCTGCACGATTCTGGGCACGACCCCTGTACTATCGTGGCCGTGGTCGGCGGCTTTGTCCTGATCGCTGGCATCGGCTGGGTTGCCTTCCACACCTGGCAGCAGCGTAAGCAGCACGCTCCTACTCCCGGCCTCGTGCCGGTGCCGGCGGCTTGAGGGGGCGGGCCATGAAGAAGGTGCGCGCCTTCAACATCCGCGGCCTCGGTCGCTTTCCCTCGAACGGCATGGTCAAGCTCACACGCCGGTTGAACGAGATTCCCGGCGTCAGTGCCACCACCGATGATCACGGCATCTTTGGATTCGAGTATGTCGGTAATCTCACCAGAGCCTGCATCGCAGCCCACAGATCCGGTCGGTTGATCGCGCTCACCGGCCATTCATTCGGCGCCAACGCCGCGATCATGATCGCCGGCCGACTGGCTGAGCAGGACATCGCGGTCGATTACCTCGCCGCAATCGATCCGGCGGCCCAGTCCGCACTCAGCGTCCCGCTCAACGTCAAGCGAATCTACAACCCTTATCAAAAGGTCGATCCGGTCGGCCGCGGCGTCGTTAAGCCCGCCAACGGCGAAAGCAAAGCGCACTGGAGTGCGCGCGCGGTGATCGAGCGCAGCGACCAGCTTCACGTCCGGATCGACGACGATCCCGTCGTTCACCGCAACATCGTCGCTGCCATCCAGGCACTTACAGCCACAGCATAGGAGGAGAGCATGTTCTGGATCGTCGCCGCACTGATCGCAGGCTACATCGCCGCGATTTTCACCTGGCCCAAACTCCGCACCTGGGTCGCCATTGACGCCAAGATCGACTCGTTGCGCGAGAAGGCTCGCGTGCACGCAGCCAAGATCAAGACCTTCATCGGGAGCTGAACAATGTGGGAGCGTATCAAGGCATGGTTCAAGCACTCGGCCACGATTCTCTGGGCCCGGATCGTCGGGCTCGGCGGTCTTGTGTTCGCCGCGCTCGAAGCGATGGGTGGCTTCTTCGAGCTGCCAGGGATAAGAGAAAATATTCAGTTCCTCCTCAATCCAAGCTACGTGCCCTACTACATCATCGCGATTGCGCTCGTAACCGAACTCGCGCGCCGGCGCACCCTCAGTAAGGGTGCTGACTGATGTGGGCGTGGCTGGCAAGTTTCTTAGGTGGCCCGGTCGTCAACAGCTTGATCAACGCCTACAAGGCCAAGCTCGACGCCGCCAACACGCAAGACCGGATCGCAGCCGATCTCGCCGCCAAGGAAATCGAGGCTGATATCGAGGCGCGCAAGCAGGCCTCCGCCATCATAGTTGCCGAGCAGGGACGCTGGTATACAGCCATCATCCGGCCGCTGCTCGCGTTGCCAGTTATCATCTACTTTTGGAAGGTGATCGTCTGGGACAAGGTTCTCGGCCTCGGCAGCACCGATCCACTCACCGGCATGATCGCCGATTGGATCGGCATGATCATCACCGCCTATGTCGGTGGGCGCTCGATTGAGAAGGTTGCACGAATTTTCAGACGGTGACGCTTCGCAATTTACTTCGGGAGAATAACCGCGTCGATAAGAAGGCCGCGTTGGCTGCCAAACGCTCTGCCGGCGCCACACTGCGCAATCCATCAAATGCTCCCGCAGCGGCAAGAATGGGCAGAGAGGCACAAATCGCAGCCGCCGACCGCTTCACAGCTGACCTACTTCCCTTGATCGCCACAATCAGAGCCGGAGGCGCCACCACCCTTGACGCAATGAACAAGGCCTTAAACCAGCGAGGCATTCGAGCACCTCGCGGCGGCCGGTGGCATGTTTCATCAGTCTCAAATCTGCTCCACCGCGCCCAACGTTTGGTCTAGCGCGCCTTTTATAGACGGGAAATTGATTGTCCATCCGCGGCGACTGCCGCTCGATCGCAGCTTATTATCCGCGGGTTGAAGTGTGGTCCAACCCTAATAACCGGGCACAGCTTGGTGTCGAGATTCGCTAGCTACTTTCACACCGCAAAGATGAGAGAGCCTTGCCACCAGACCGAGCAAGACCTCATCTCCTCCCGCCCATCCGCGAAACGACAGACCAACCAAACGTCC